TATATATAAAAAGTTTCTGAAAAAACTAGGGGAAACCGGGGAAAACATATTTATTAAAGTTTTTAGGTGTTTTTAGGTTATTTTATAAAAATCTCATGAAAATAGTCAAATTCATAAAAACGTCAAGTTTTATCACAACCGTTTTATTCTCAGGAGTACAACACGAGATGTGAGTTCCAACCTGCACATAATCCTAGTGTGGTACAACACAAAGTTAGTGCTGGCATAATATTACCTCTTTATGATATTTTGAACTTCATATTTCACATCAATCGTGAATGATGTTATTCTCCCTACAGTACATTTTTTCATGGTCAAAAGATTCAGTAAGTGGTTTGTTCGTTTCCACTTATTTTCATAAACAGAAAGTTTTTATATTTTTCCTTTCTATTTTTTATGGCTTCCTTTTTTATAGATTTTTCTACGTTACAATTTGCAGTTAAGCGTTCCATTTAGATTGATGCGCTTGTGAGCAACTGGTGTGTTCTGCGCTTGGTTAATTGTGTGCGGGTTAGAATTCATATCAGGTGTTGTTTTTGGAATAGAGTGAAAAATGGTGTGATTTTAGAGATTTTTATAGAATTCTAGAAACAAAATGGCTAGAATAGGCCTGAGAGGCCCGTATTTGTGTTCTACGGCGTTTTAATGGTATAGTCGGTAAATAGTTCCACTTTATCTTAAAATCGCTTTACGGGCGTTTTAGAGGCCTTAAATGACGTGCTATAAAATGCGCGATTTTTATTATTTTGAGGAGGGTTTTGCATTGGATTTCAAAAATGTCTTCGAAAATGAAGACGAAATCATGGACGATTTAAGTCAACTTTCTGATGAAGGACGAGAAATTATCCTCAAACATTATGGGATAAAAAGACGTTCTGGTCGATATCCTTGGGACCCATTATTACATTTACCTAAGAATTATAAGTTCATTGAAGATCGGGATGAGCTCAAAAAACGGGGTCTTTCCGACAATGAAATTGCAAAACAAATGGGGCTCTCAACCACAACTTACCGGTCAAAAGTAACGATTGCCAAAGAGGAATTGAAGGAATATAATATGCAACGGATTGCAAAATTGCAGGCCGAAGGCAAAATTATAGATGATATTGCTAAGGAAATCGGGACTACTGGTCAGACTGTTCGTAACTATATTGAGGAAATGAATAACCCAAATAAGTCGGCTCGAGCTCAAAGAGTACAGACTGAAGCAGTTGCGGACACCCTAAAAGATGCGGTAAAACGCTCAAAATATGTCGATGTTGGTAAAGGTGTAGAGGTTCAGATGGGTATTTCTAAGGAAAAACTCAAGGCTGGGCTCAATACACTGGTCGAATCTGGGGATTATGAGGTCCATAATCTTCGAATTGCGCAGGTTACTGACAAAAATAACTCTACTCCTGTTAAAGTTTTGACAAAAGCGGGGGTAGAAAGAAAAGATATCTACAAAAACATGGATAAAATCCGTCCTGTTGAGGAGTTTGCTATCGATGGAGATAGTCGGATGTTCCAACAAATGGAGCGCCCTAAGTCAATCGGGTGGGATCGAGTCCATATTCGCTACGCTATTCCTGAAGGGCAACGTGGTCATGGTACAAATGATGACGGATCCACAATGGATGGCGCCATGTTCTTACGCCCTGGTGTAAAAGATCTTAATTTAGGCAAGGCATCTTATGCACAGGTCCGTATTGCTGTAGGAGATACTCATTATCTTAAAGGTATGGCTTTATATGGTACCGAGGAAATGTTTAAGGACGTTCCAAAGGGTACTGATATTATATTCAATACCAATAAAACAAAAGATAAATCTCCGCAGGATGTCTTAAAACCTTTGAAAAAGAATCCTGATGGTGGTGCGCCTATTGATGGACCTAACCCATTTGGTGCTACAGTAAAACGTCAGAATATTCTTCTTGACTCTAAAGGAAATCCTGTATATAAAAAAGGGGTTACTGATAGACATGGGAATAAGATTGCAGAGATTGGTTCGGTTAATATAGTAAATGAGGAAGGTGATTGGGCTAGCTGGTCTAAAACATTATCTTCTCAATTCTTATCTAAACAACCAACCACTGTGGTTCATGAACGGTTGAAGGCTACCTTAAAACAAATCGATGATGAATATGCTAGCATTCAGAAAGTAAATAACCCTGTAATTAGAAAACAATTACTGGATTCATTTGCATCTGATCTAGAATCCAAGCAGGTACATATGAAAGCAGCAGCTCCTAAAGGATTTCAGGGGCATGTTATCTTACCGGTACCTGATATGAAGGAGAATGAAATCTACGCACCCAATTATAAAAACGGGGAACGTGTAGTTCTTGTTCGATATCCTCATGGGGGTCGATTTGAAATGCCTGAGCTCACTGTAAATAATAATAGTGTTGCTCGGAAAATGATATCTAAGAATAGTCCTGATGCTGTGGGTATCCATCCGAAGGTCGCTGCTAAAATGTCAGGGGCTGACTTTGATGGGGATACTGCATATCTTATTCCTAATAACAAGGGTAAATTCAAGACTGCCAATAGTTTAAAAGAGCTGGCTAATTTTGATCCTAATATGTATCAAGATAAGCCGGGATCATTTAAGCCTATCGATAAGAAATACCAGCAAACTTTGATGGGGGTCGTTTCTAACCTCATCACAGATATGACATTGCAGGGTGCACCAACGAGTGAAATTGCGCGTGCCGTAAAACATTCGATGGTAGTCATTGACGCTGAGAAACATAAGCTAAATTATAAACGGTCTGCTGAAGAACAGGGGATCGATGCTTTAATGAAGCGATATATGACACACGTCGATAGAATTAAATATGGCGAACTGGAAAGATATAATCCTAAGACTCGTAAAATTGATAGGGTAGTCGATCCGGATACGCTTAAAAAAGATTTAAATCCCGATGCTAAATATACATCGGCCTCCACAATTATATCCCGCCATAAACAAACGGTTATTACTGACGGGTACCGTGTAGAAGTACCGGACCCTAAATCAAGCACCGGTAAAACAAAAATGGTATGGAGAAATAAAAAAGAAACATATCTTGTAAATATGGTGGAGGATGCAAACATATTCTTAGGGCCTAATGCTACAAAAACGGAGCATCATTATGCGGACTACGTAAATGAATTAAAGGCGCTTAAGAAAAAGGTGGATGCTGAGTCAGCGGATATCAAGATGCCAGCTCGTGATCCTAAGGCCGCTGCTATCTATGCTTCAGAAGTCTTGTCAATGAAAGAGAAAGTTAGTCAAGTTAAGATCAACAGAATCAAAGAGAGACAAGCACAACGTATGGCTGAAGTATCAAGTAAAGCTGAGATTGCTCGACGTTCTGAGGATGAAGTCTTGAAGAAGGATGACATCTCAAGGATCAAGCAACAAGCATTGAACAAGGCTAGAGCACAGCTTGGTACAGGACGGAACCCCGTCACAATTACTGATGAAGAGTGGGACGCAGTGCAAGCTAATGCTGTGTCTGGTACATTACTAAAAGAACTGGTATCCTTTATGGATGACGCCCAACTTAAAACACTAGCTACACCTCGTCCTAACAAACAGATGACTGACGCTAGAAAGAACAAAGCCAAGGCGTTACTTGCAAATGGTTACACAATCTCCCAAGTTGCTGAAACTTTAGGGGTTAGTCCAACAACTATAGGTCGGATTAAAAACGAGTAGGGTCTGATTAATTCAAACCTCCGTACTATTGTGGACCATCATAAAGGAATGCAGGGATTGAAGGACTACGTGTTCATACTCCCTGTGTTCTACATCCTATAAAGAAAGGAGACTAGTCATGTTAACTACCGAAGACAATCCATTTGATCCTTGGACACAGTATGACCTTTGGCGTGAGTGGGACATTAGTCATGGTTACAACCTTGAGTCTTACATTGCAACCTTGATGCCACTACTACCTTCAGCTTCGATCGAAGACTATGAACATGCTTGGTCAGTTGCTGTTATTTCAATCTTAGAACAAAACATCTTTGGAAACTTGAAGCTCGTTCCTAAGCCCTCTGATTATGAGGAGGACCTTACTTTTCTTGAAGACTCTGAAGATGATATAAAAATTTGATACCCCCGGGGGGTCTGATTACAGCCCTCCCTTTCTTTGCATCGGCGCTGGTATCAA